TAAGAAGGTGTTTAATGATGGTTGCTCCGGGACTTACTTCTCCGATTCGTACTGAAGCTTTCCAGAATTTGCAGTTAAATGCAGGAATTTTCCTTGTTAATTATGATCATTCGGCAATTACAGATGCAACGGCTCTTAAAACGGCAATTGAAGCTCTTAAAGCCGATCCGACCAAAATGCTGGGTGTAACCCGTGGCGGCGGTTCGTTTACGGTTACGCGAGAAATCAGAACGCCAGATGTTGACGGTATGCGCTATCCTTTTAAGGGTGCGGATTTTGTTGATTCGGTGGATGTTTATCTGTCTGGAACGCTGTTAGAAGTTGTTCCCCAGAACATGAAGCTTCTGATGGGAACGGGCGAAGTTGCTTCAAGCGGAAAGAAAACCACGATCACTATGCATACGGCGGTTGATGATGAAGATTATATTGATCATCTGTGCTGGGTTGGTGATTTGGCAGACGGTCGGCTTGTGTTGATTGAGCTTGATAATGCGTTTAATACTGCTGATTTCAGTTTAACCTTTACGGACAAGGGCGAAGGTACTATGACTTTCGAATTTCACGCGAGACAGGAAGAAGTTACTGATTACGATTATGCTCCTTTCAGAGTTGTGTACTTTGATGTTGCCGCTTGATTGAGAGTGTGCTATAATGGGGTGGGGAGGTTCCTCACCCCATTAATTTTAGGAGGGTTAACAAATGAAGATTTCACAGATGACTACAGACCAAGCCGCTGATGTTCTTGTCAGAATTGCGGAACCCGTATCTAATATCATGGACGATTCAAAGGTTGCAGATTTACTTAAAGATATTTCTGGGTCCAAGGATGTTCCTTATATTAAGCTTTTCGCGTCTCTTGTGCCTAAAATCGTTCCTCTTGCGTTGGAAAATCACCGCAATGATCTATACGAAATTGTTGGTGCATTGGACGGAAAGACGGTTTCTGAAGTAAAGAAGCAGAACATTTTAAAAACCATTGCCGTTATTCGTGATAGTTTGGATAAAGATTTGATTGATTTTTTCGACTCTATCGGCGGTCAGGAAGAGACAGCCGAGAAAGAATAATTGTTTTACTTATTCGCTACGGGTGGCATGGTGGCTTATGCCTTGAAAGTTTGTTGAAAGACGATACAGAACAACGAATTTATAACGTTTATACTGCTGATTGCTTGGGAATGATGCTTAGAGCGTTGTATGATGTGCAAGAGTTCAAGCTATATTCTGAATATATACAGATAGAGAAAAAACAGACAGAAACGCGAGAACAGGTTGTCGATAAAATACTCCGTTTGTTGGATGGAGTAGGAAAGGGGGTTCCGCAAGTTGGATCTATTTAGTTTAGCGGCAAAGCTTACTCTTGATTCTGATAAATTTGATAAAGGGATTGTTAGTGCCGAGAAATCGGGAAAAGGGTTGGCTTCTTCGCTTGAAGGAACATTCAGCAAAATCAAAAAGTTCGCGGCTGGTGCGTTGTCGGTTGCGGCGTTGAAAAAGGGATTTGATGCCGTTGTTGATCTTGCTAATGCCACATCTGCCTACGGTGATAAAGTAGACAAGCAGTCTCAGGCTCTTGGGTTGAGCAGAAAAGCTTATCAGGAATGGGATTATATTCTCGGTCAGAACGGCGCAAGCATTGACAGCCTCGGCGTTTCTATGAAAACGTTGAATAGTTTAGTGCTTGATGCGGCGGCTGGTGGGAAGGAAAGCAAAAACGCATTTGCTCAATTAGGTCTTGGTATTCACGAAATCGAACAGCTTGAACCAGAAAAGCAGTTTGAAGAAGTTGTCCGGGCGTTTCAGAAAATGCCAGCTGGGGCGAAAAAATCTGCGCTTGCTGTTAAGATATTTGGTCGAAACGGCATGGAGCTTTTGCCTTTGTTGAATCAGAGCTCAACAAGCATTGACGAATTGAGGGCAAGAGCCGAAGAACTTGGAATCATTATGTCCGATGATGCTGTTGATGCTTCTGTTGCTTACAATGATGCAATGGACGATTTGAACAGAACGTTCAACGGCTTAAAGTATTCTGTCGGCGCGAAATTGCTTCCTGCGTTTACAACTGCGGTTCAGAAAGTTACTGGATTTGCGGGGAAAATAAGTAAAGCTTTTCAAGAAAACGGGATTCAAGGCGTTTGGGACACGCTCGTTGAAAGTTTCAAGGATATCAAATGGCCTACTTGGTCGGATGTTAAGAACGCAATTGAAACGGCGTGGAACACTATTGTTGAAGGTGTAAAGGGACTCGCTAAACTTGTTTTCGGTGAAAATGTAGATGGTTCCATCAAGTGGCCCACTTGGGAGGAAGTCGGTGAAGCAATCGGAAACGGTTGGAAGGGAATTGTTGAAGGTGTTTCCAATTTAGGGCAGACAATTGGAAAGGCTGTTTTCGGTGAAAATGTAGATGGAACGATTGATTGGCCTACATGGGATGAGATAAAAAGCGGCGTTGAAACGGCATGGAAAAATATTGTTGATGCTGTTGCTGGTTTGGGAACTGGTATCGGAAAAGTCGTATTCGGTCAGAACGTAGACGGAACTATTAAATGGCCTACTTGGAGTGACATTAGCCGAAGCGTTGAGTCCGCTTGGCGCGGAATTGTTGAAGGTGTGCGGCGGCTTGGTGTGACTGTCGGAAAGGCTATATTCGGTGAAAATGTTGATGGTTCTGTCAAAATTCCAACATGGGATGAAATCAGTCAAACAGCGTCTGCGGAGTGGCAGAAAATCAAAGACGGGATTTCCGCGCTTGGCGCAATCGTTATTGATTTTAGCGCGAATCTGCTTGATGATTGGTTCAGTACAATCAAAGGATGGCTTGACGGATCAGGATTGAAGGATATTGGGCTCAATTTTTCCGCAACGGTTGCAGAATGGATTAACCGTATTTGGAATTGGGCGCAAAACGGGATTAATATTGTTACTAATTTTCTGACCGGCAATTCTGGAAATTCCGAATGGCCCGGATGGGAAAATGAACAGCCTTCCGGGGCTGGCCCCGCTCAAACGTGGGATGTTAGCGGCGGATTTGCAAAGGGCTTAAATTACGTTCCTTTTGACGGTTTCCCGGCGTTGCTTCATCGCGGGGAACAAGTTATCACGGCTTCTCAAGCGAGACGAAATAGGGGAATTTCTGGCGGTTCTACGGGCATTGACATAGGTGCTATTGCTTCGGCGGTTTCCGGTGCGATTCGGTCAGCTATGGAAGGTGTTTCTGTCAATAGCTATTTGAGTGGGAAAGACATTACTGACAATGTAGACCGTGACATGGCCCGGAAATTGAAGGCTCGGAGGTTTGCCACATGATTAGTAGATATGAAGTGTTTTTGAACGGGGTATCTCTCAGTTCGATAAGCCCGGAAATATTGATTCTTGATATTCAATACCCGCCTACATCAATTCGGAACGAGTCGTTTTCTTTAGCAAGGCGGCAAGGCGAAAGAATATCCAGAAGGTATATAGCAAGCAATTCGGTTTCTATTTCGTTTGAAATCCAGTCTTATGATGTGCAAGTGCGGCAATCAATTCTTAGTCAGATTGTAAAGTGGGCAAAAAATGGCGGTGTGTTGCAGACAAATGACAGAATTGGACAGCGTCTCCGTTGCATTTGTGAAACGTTCCCAAGCATAACGAGCGCAAAGAATAGAACGCAGGAAATGCAGATTGTATTTTCTGCCCATTCTTTGCCGTTTTGGGAGGACGTAAACCCGGCAACGTTGACATTGACAGGAACGAACACAAGCGGTTCTTTGTACGTTCCCGGCAATGTAGACGGGGCGTTTGTAGAAGCAACAGCAACGGCAAACGGCGCGCTTGCATCTATCATATTCACGGCAGGAAATACAAGTCTCACTCTGTCGGGCATTAACGTTTCGTCAGGCGGGAAAATCATTATTGGATATGACGATGATATGATACAGAGTATTAAAACAGGAAATACATCCTTACTTTCTAAGCGGACGGGAAACGATGATCTTCTTGTAAACAGCGGAGAAACCAGCACGTTTGGAGTCGTTGCGAATGTTGATTGCTATGTTGAATATCGAGTCAGGGGGTTGTGGTTGTGATTGAAAGAAACATTCCGCTCCCAAAGGTTTGGGACAAAAACATGAATTATATTGGCGAAATTCGACCAATAAAAGTTTCGGCAACGTTGAAAATGGTTCCGTTGTCTTATGCGTCTCTTCAGTTGCCTAAAGGCGTGAGCGTCCCGGCGCGTGGATACGTTGAGCTTTTTTCAATCATGGGTTCTCTTGGATTTTATCGCGTTCGCTCTCCGCAGGATGCTTACGGAGACGATATAACCACGGCAGAGTTGGAACACGCTATAACCGAGGTCGGGGATTATTTAGTACTTGCAAGTTATGACGAAATGATGCCAGCTGATCAGGCGATTTCCACGATTTTTAGCCATTATCGTGGCAACCATTGGCAGTTGGGTTCTGTGACGGCATTGGGAACGGGAGAAATCGCTGTCCAAGCGGATCATGTGCGTGTGCTTGAATGCCTTATATCATTGTTGGAGCAAAAGACAGATTGTATGATGTCTTTTGATTTTTCAACCACGCCGTGGACGCTCAATTTTGTAAAGCGTGGAACGGTTGTTTCTGCTGAAGGACGGCTTGCCCGCAATGTGAATTATGCAAAAGTTTCTTATGATGATACAGAGCTTTGTACAAGGGCATATTTTCAAGTATCAACAACGGAAGAAGCCGACCCGAGCGGTTTTCCTGCGTTTGATCAGGCGTTGAATTATTCGGTTGGTTCTTTTGTTGCGTATGGTGGGAAGTTGTATAGGTTGCCAGTTGGACACAGTTCTGGTGCTACATGGGAGAACACACAGAAAACGCTTGTGAATGATGTTCCAAGCACAACATGGCAGTATGTTGATGCTGATACAATTGGAACCTACGGCATTGTTGAGAAAGAGGTTTATTCTGGTGGAGAATATACGGATACAGAGGTTCTTCGGGTCGTGCAGGATTTCCTTAACAAGCACAAAGAACCAAGGGTGTCTATTGAAATAAGTGCTGAAGAGTTGTCAAACGTAACCGGAGAACCGCTTGATGCTTTTGAAATTGGCAAGTTGTGCCGTTTGTCGTTGGTTGATTATGGCGTAACAATTGAGCGAACCATAACGGGTTTGTCATGGGATAATGTATATAGTTCCCCGTTTGATATTACGATAAATCTTGAGGATGAGGAAGATACTGCTATAAATTTTTTGCACGATATTGACACGAACGGCGGCACCATTGGCGGGTCTGGTGGCGGCGGTGGAGGTGGCGGTGGCAAGAAAAAACAGGAAGAAATCTGGAAAGAATATAGAACGAAATTCCAACAGACTGATTATTATTTTGATTTGCAAGCTTTGAGGTACGACAGAGCAGAAAACATACTTCAGCAAGCTGGATTGTATATTGATTCAAACGGTGTGTTGGTTTATGCTCAAGACAATGAGCGAAACATGGGTTCAAAAATACAAGCTGAAGCTGATAGAATTAGTCTGGTTGTATCGGGATACGGATCAAATGCGTCAATCAAACCAGCCGAAATTGTGGCTTCTATTAACAATGGGCAAAGTTCAATTAAAATTTCTGCTAACCACATTGATATTGACGGAATGTTGACCACAATATTTCAAGACGGTAAAATCATTAGATCTGTACAAATTGCGGCAACCAGTATTTTTGATTCTCCTCATATTCATGATGAAGGTGAAGTTTTACGTTTTGGTGGTTCAAGTTGGCAGTTCGGGACGGGTGCAAACCACAGCGCGTCTTGGCAGAGTAAGAGTGTTGTTACTGGAATAACAGGTGGCCCAACAACAATTACAAGAGGATTAAACAAAACTTTTGAAGCTACGGACGGGACAAAAAACACAGGGCGGCTTGTTACTGGATATTCCGAAGGTGGATATTCTGCGACTACATCAACGATTTATTATCTTGGGAGGTCTTAAAATGGATGATGGAATCATTGACAGCGGAAAAATGATTGATGCATTGATTGCGAGTTGTGAAGATGCGGTTTCTGCAATACATCAGCAACAGCATATAAAATTCTGTAAAATCATGTATGAAATGGTCGTTTGCCTTGCGAATCTAAAGCAAGGTGTTTTGAATGATATGAAAAACAGGGAAGAAATAATTGATATGCTTGTTAAGCGTTTGAACGATAACGGAATAAAAACAGAACGTTTATCTGTCGATGATTTTTTAAAAAACGGTGTTGAAACCGTTGAATATTTAGATGAAAAAGAGGATTGATTGCAAAGCGGTTCTTGTTTTGCTATAATAATTTTATTGAATTGTTTGGAGGTGCAAAATGGCAAAGCTTGAAACATGGTATAAGCAGGATCTGAAAAGGCCGTTGGTTGTACACAAGCATACTGATGTTTTTAATCAGGACAGCAAGGGAAATCTTATTGGCGTAGAAGTATATAGTGACGGAGAACCTGTTGTGCTTGCTGGTAGCATTAGTGGATATTGTTTGCTTGCTGATGGAACAACTGTTCCTGCTGTTGGTGCAAGTCGTTCGGGAAATAAAGCAAGTGTGTTGATCCCCCAGACTGCTTATAGCGTTCCCGGCCCGATTACGATTACAATAAAGAACGTTGACGGGGATAATATTGCTACGCTTTGCGCTACGGTTGGTGTTGTGCGGCAAAGTGTGAGCGGAAACCTTGTCAATCCCGGTTCTGTTGTGACGGATTGGAGCAATAATATAAACGCTCAGTTGCAAGCGGTACAGACGGCGGCTGATAACGTGGGTGCGATTGTTGCGGCTCCGTTTGATGAAAACACAGTTTATGTTGCTGGAAATTATGTTACAAACAACGGTAATTTGTATCGGATCACGGCAGACCATGCGGTTGGTGTTGCGTGGTCAGGCACGGCAAAGGTGCAATGTACTGTTGGACATGAGCTTGAAGCGTTAAATAAACATTTTATAGCGAATTGGAATCTCATAGATCCTGATGAAGCATCAGGTGAAAAAACGGGTTTTATTCCTGTTGAATTAAATGTTAGATATAATATTATACACGCGCAAAGCAAAGGCCAGTTTCGGTACGGTTTATCTCTGTATGACAGCGATAAAACAATGCTCTATATTTCCCAATTAGTTGATGAAGCGACAGACGGAACAAATTATTTATATAGTTGCACATTTTCTGAAAGTGCTATTGCGTATGTTAAAATTAAAATTAATTCGGCTCCAAGTGGAATTGATACAACGGACTTTTCAAAAGTATATTTCGGTAAAGGGTCTGAATATATTGAATTTGCTGATTATAACGTAATTCATGCAATTAAAAAAGTAAAAGATGATGTTGCAGACTTAGCGGATGAAATTTCGGATTTAAATAGTGCATTAGGAACTGTTCCATCTGGAAAAACAGTTCAGGGTCAGATCACGGATAATGCAAGTGATATTTCTGAGTTAAAGAGCGCTTTAAATACCGTAAATATGGGAAATATCGCCTACGGATCATCCGGGAGCAAAAATGTAGGTCCTATAACGGTGGCGCAAAATGGTGATACTATTGTTTTAAACGGAACGAGTTCCGCAACATCCACACAAAATAACACAAAGGTATCTATAACGTCTCCATTCAACGTATGGAATGCAGCCAGTACGCCAAGCGAAAATTTAGTATATCCATTACGTTTAATTTCTGGCCACAGCTATAAATTAACGGCTACGGTTGTCAGTGGGACAAGAAGTGCTGGAGATGGAACAGGCAAAATACTGTTCCGGTTTATTGATAGTTCTGAAACCGTGCTTAACACTGCAAGACTGGAAATCACGGATACGAATGCCTCATGCCAGATTGTCAGTGATGGGACTCCTGTTAGACTGCTTGTTATGGTGGCAAGGCTCATCGAAGTATCTAATCTAACAATCCGTGTGGATGTTGAGGATGATAGTGTTGAGGCATTAAAAGACGAAAAGCTTGACAACACATATAATGTACAACTTAATTGGGCATCTGATTATGGAGACGAGACAAAGCCTTTCGGATGGGAAACTGGATATTATAATGCGTCTGGTGTGACAGGATCATCAAATATCGCAATTAGAACCAATAAGAATACTTATTATACTGCAAGAGCAGGGGATAAAGCTATAACCCTTTCGGTTCCGGATGGTAAATACGCCGCCATTGTGGAATACGATTCAAATGGAGCTAATGGAGTACGGCATGGCGACTATGACAGTGGCTCAAATATTGTCACGATACCTGTAACAGAAGGATATCGATATAAATTCTGTATTGGCACATTCGATGATGCTAGTGAATATATCAATGAAACTTTTTTATCTAACGTAGTTGGAACCGTGAGACGCTCATTCTTGGAATGGCAGAAAGAGCAAGATGCGAGATTAGATGCTATTGCCCATTCGTCAAACATCCCCGATTATTTTACGTCGTATTTACAAAGTAAATTGAATGATATTACAAACATTCAGAAAACTCTGTCTTCTAAAAACGATTGTTTCCTTTTTATTACAGACTATCATATCCGTACAAATCGTGGTAATTCGTTTGCGTTGTTGAAAGAGGTTGCAAGAAAAACTGGTATTCAAAAGATATTTTTTGCGGGGGACGCTGGTGGAAGAATTGGTGGAGATAGTGGATACGTTGTATCGATGCAGAAAAGCGCTCAAGTTTGGTCTGATCTGGCGAGCTGTGCGGAACATTTCTACGGTGTGTTAGGAAATCACGAATGGATTGACGGAAGTATATACAATATTGGTGCTATGTTTGCCAATTATCTAAACCGATTTAAAGTCACGGGCAACGGCATGTCTGAAAACGGAAGTTATTATATAGATGATGCTTTGTGCAAAATCAGGTATTATTTTATACAAGATAACTACGGTGCAAGCGCATTAGATTATGATTGGCTTGGTAAATCGCTTGAAGAAATAGAGAATGGATGGTATGTCGCGGTAATCGCACATCACGGATTTATACCCGGAAGTGCAAGCAAAGATGAATATGACGGCGTTGAACTTGATACTTCTACAGCATCCCACGTTATTGCAAAAACAATCACAAGAATTTTAAGCGCCTACCAATATCACACTACGTTATCAGTTAGATTGTCCGGCGTTGATTATTCGTGGGATTTTAGTAATGGTTCTGGTGGCGGTGTTATTGGCGTATTTTGTGGACATTTCCATCACGGTACTTTGTTTGCTAAGGATGACACGGAAAACGAGTGGCATATTCCTGTATGGAGAGGAAGCACAGACTCTATGCAAGCCGCTTCTGTATCAGAAGAAATTGACGGTCAGAAGGTTCCGTGGTACTGGGCAAACGGAGTGATTGGAGGAACAAAAGTTATTCGCAGTCCGGGAACCACAGACGAACAATGTTTTTATGCAGTGCAGATTGATATGGAAAGTAAAACAGTTCATATTACAGCAATAGGTGGTGACCATGACTGGGAATTTGATTTCCTGTAAGCTGTATATGTAACTTAAATAACACTTTAATATACATTTACAACATTCTTGCATGAGAATATAATTTAAAGTGTGGGGGTGTTGTAAATGGATTCTATTATTTGTGTGGTGATTGGCGCGGTGGTTGGTTTTTTCATTGGTTTCATTGCGTGTTGCTTTTCTAAAATGGATGATTGAAAGGGGTTGAGTGTTAAATGTTCGGTCAGGATTTGGCTAATGTTGTTTTACAGATTCTTCCAGAAAAGTGGGGTTATATTTACGGGCAATCAGGCGCAATGTGGACTAAGGAAAAGCAGGAACAGTTAGAGCAAACCACAGAAAAAAAATATGAGATGGGGCGCAGATACGGCTCAAAGTGGATCGGTCACCATGTAGCAGATTGTTCTGGTTTGGTTTTGTATGCTTGTAAAAAGCTCGGCTTTTCGGTCCCTCATGGTAGCAATTCAATTTGGAAGAAGGGTTATCTTTCAGAGAAGGGTGCTATTGAATCGAGCAATCTCCCTGTCGGTGCGTTAGTTTTCAAGCTACGGAACGGATCAGACTATTACCACGTTGGCGTTTATGTTGGCGGTGGGAAAGTAGTTGAAGCTCAGGGAACGAAAACGGGCGTTATTGAATCGAGTGTTTCTGATTGGTCACATTATGGATTGTTGAAAGATTTGAACTACAACGGCGGTGAAAGTCAGGACGGCGGCTGGAGCGTTGACGAATTGAAAAACGGTGTTGCTGTTGTTGATGTGCCGAACGATGGAACCGTAAACGTAAGGGAAACCCCGGAAGGAAAGAAGCAGGACACGCTCAGAGAAGGGGGGAAATGCCGTGTTGTAGAAGTTTTGGGAGATTGGGCGAAAGTCGAATATCAGAAAACGGGTTATATTATGGCGAAATTCCTCCGAAATGAAGATTGACACTTCCACGGCATGATGCTATAATCCTTTCGTGAGGTCAGAAAGGCGGGTTGCTTATGCCAGAATGGATTGTGAAATATTGGATTGAGTGGCTGTTCGGCTTGTTAATTGCGGCTATTGGTGCGTATAGCAGACACATTGCTAAACAGATTCGAAAAGAGAGAGAAGAACAGAAAGCTCTCCGGGACGGGATGCGCTCGCTTTTGCGGCGGCAGATTATAGCAGATTGCGAAAGTGCTATTGCTGATGGATATTGCCCGACAGCGCGAAAAGATACCATTGAGGATATGTATCAGAGCTACCACGCTTTGGGCGGCAATGGGGTTGTAACTGGTCTAAAAGATCAGACAATGAATCTATCAACTGTTAAGGGGGAAACGGATCATGATTGATTGGAAAAGCAAGCTCACAAGTCGGAAATTCTGGATGGCTATTATTGGGTTGGTTACTGGAATCATGTTAGCGTTCAAGGTGGACGCTCAGACGGTTGAAACGGTTTCTGGCGTGATTATGGCTGGTGCAAGTGTAATTGCTTACATCATTGGAGAAGGGCTTATTGATGCGGCTGGAGCGGCGAATGAAGCTCCGCTTATTCTGGCTCATGGGAATGATTGGAATTTTGCGGAAAATAAAAAAGAGATGACCGAGGATGTGGAAACAGTACAATCCTAATCCTGCGGGGCGTAGTGTTGGCGATTGTTCTATACGGGCAATCGCCAAAGCTCTTAATGTGGATTGGAAAAAAGCCTTTGCGTTGATCGTTAGCAATGCTTATCAAATGGCCGATATGCCCTCATCCAATAGTGTTTGGGGAAGTGTATTATATCAACATGGTTTCAAACGGTCAGCAATTGACAGCGGTTGTGTTGATTGCTACACGGCGGCAGATTTTGCAGAAGACCATCCGAAAGGCGTTTTTGTGTTGGGTTTCGGAAATCATGTTGCTACAATCGTTGACGGTGTTTTGTATGATTCATGGGATTCTTCAGCGGAAATTCCGCAGTATTATTGGAGTAAAACGGAGGAATAAGCAATGCCTTATAACAGTTATTTTCCTGTCGGTTATCAGCCAATGAACAATTATTATCCTCAGCAGTTCGTTCAACCTCAACAGGTGCAAAATTCGCCGCAGATGCCACAGCAACAGCCAGCGCAACCAGCGAACCCGACCATGACAAGCGGCATAATCTGGGTGCAAGGTGAAGCGGGTGCAAAGTCTTATCTTGTTGCGCCCAACACCACGGTTCAGTTGTGGGATTCTGAGCGGCAGACGATTTACCTCAAGTCAGCAGATGCCAGTGGGATGCCGTCAATTAAGACGCTTGATTATACGATTCGGGAAAACCCCAGCAACAACGTTTCTTTGGCACCTAATTTCGATTCTAAGGCGTTTGCGACTAAAGAAGAGGTAAACGCATTAGCCGAACAAATAAACGCCTTAAAAAGCAATTTAGACGGCATTTCTAAGCGTCCTGTCGGTAGACCGAGAAAAGAGGTAGAAGAGAATGAACCCGCTGTTTAAAATGTTTGGTGGAGCAATGCCGAATAACGTTGGAAACATGGGAAATATTATCCATCAGTTTCAGCAATTCAAAAACAATTTCAGAGGGGATCCCCGGCAACAGGTGCAACAGATGCTCAATTCTGGAAGAGTTAGTCAGGAACAATACAATCAGGCTGTCCAGATGGCTAATATGTTGCAACGGATGATTAAATAATTCAGACTGTGCAAAACCGAAAGGTTTTAGAGAACGGCGTTCCGGCGTTGTTCTTATTTTTCAACAGGCAAGCGAACCAGCAGGAGCCGCCTTGTTACAGCGAGAGTAGCTACCTACGCCCGGGACAAGGTAGAAGAACGCGACCAACGCCTCTGCCAGTCCAGAAGTTACGCGCCAAATGATACGGAGTGGCTTCCGGTGCGGTGCGGTTAGTATGGATATTTAAAAAGGTTTAAAAGATTGTTTTCCGTCGAGTTGTACATAGACGGATAGCAATATAAATATATTTTAATGAAAGGTGGTTTTGAAAATGGCTCTTACTGATGAAAATGGCGGTGGAATCCCGGCTACTATGCTTGTTGGCCCGACCGGGTTTGGCGGTGGTTATCCTGTTTATCAGGGTGGCAACGGCGGCGGCTTTGGTAACGGTTTCGGCGGTGATGGCTGGTGGATTATTCTGCTTTTCCTCCTGCTGATTGGTAACAATGGCTGGGGCAATAACGGCGTTGGCAACGGTGGCGGCAACGGCGGTCTGTATCCTTGGATGAATCAGTCTAACCAGATTAACGATGGCTTCCGTGACCAGATGCTCAACACTACAGTAAACGGTATTCAGCAGGGCGTGAACAACCTGTCTGCTCAGCTTTGTAATTGTTGCGGTGATGTGCAGATGGCTCTGGCTAATGGTTTTGCTGGTGTTGAACAGGGTGCTAATGCTCGTCAGATGGCGAACATGAACCAGATGTTTGGGCTTCAGTCTCAGTTTGCTGATTGTTGTTGCGAAAATCGGCTTGCAAGCGCTGATCTGAAATATACGATTGCAACGGAGAATTGCGCTGATCGGGCGGCTCTGAATGATGGCATCCGTGATATCATTGCTAACCAGAATGCTGGGATTCAGTCGATCAAGGATCAGCTTTGTCAGGACAAGATTGATGCTAAGAATGAAACGATTGCACAGCTTCGCTCTGAACTCATGTTTGCGCGTGGTCAGGCGTCTCAGGATGTGCAGACGGCGGCTATCCGTGCTGGACAGGCTACTACTGCCAATCAGCTGATTGCGGAAATGCGCGCTTGTCCTGTCCCGTCTATGCCCGTATATGGCATGACCCCGATTTTTAATTGCCCTCAGAATAACGGTTGCGGTTGCGGTTGCGGTTGCAACGGTTAAGGCGGTGTTAGCATGGCTTGCGAATTTTTGTATAACGAGGTTCAGACGGTGGCCTTAAATGGCCCCGTTCTGTTCCGTACATCTATTCCTTGCAATCGTGGAAATGTTTATCATGAGAACGAAACAGGGAATTTTATTCTGCGAGGTGCAAATAACCGAAATAATAGGTGCGGGTGCGGGTGCAATCAGTACGCACATTATCAGGTGACTTTCAACGGCAATATTGCCGTTCCTGAGGGTGGGGAGGTTACGCCGATTGCGGTTGCGCTGACGGTTAACGGGGAACCTCGGCTGACAAGTCGGGCAATTTTCACGCCAGCGGCGGTTGGTGATTTCGGAAATGTCACAAGTACCGCAATTATCAAGGTGCCGAGTTGCTGTTGTTTTTCGTTGGGCGTTGATGCGGTCCCGGCTACTACAGACCCGACAGTTACGCCCGCCCCGCTGATTGAAGTGCAGAATGCTAATCTGACTATTGCTCGCATTGCGTAAGGGGGTGATTGAAAATGCACGAAGAAAAACTCTATGAGCTTAAAGAAAAGCTCATGAAGGAGCTCGGAGAATATGCGGAAAACGGAAAGTTCTCCAAGGAAGATGCCGAATCCATCAAGTATATTGCAAGCGCGATTGACCATATCTGCAATATTGTTGAACGGATGGATGAGGAAGATGGTTATTCCGAGCGCGGCAGTTATGTTGACGGCGGTGAAATGATGGGTGGCTCTGGATCGTATCGTGGCGACAGGAGTTCTTATGCTCGTGGCAATCAGGGCGGCAGAGGATATTCTCGCAATTATGGCGGAGGTTCTTACGCTCGTGGGCGCGGGTCTAATGCTCGGCGTGATAGTATGGGCAGATATTCCAGAACTGGTGACCCTGGCGAAATGGTCGAACAGCTGGAGGATCTGATGCAGGATGCTCCCAACGAGCAGATTAAACAGCAGATTAAACAGCTTGTCCAGCAGTTGGAACAGATGTGATTTAGAAGGGAGGGCGGCGCATGATAACAAAGCAGGATTTGCTGGAAGCTATTGCTGAATGTCAGGGAGTCCGCTCTCCCAATTCCAATACGGCTATAAAGCTTGCGGCGTTTTACACCATCCTCGATCATTTAGACGATAAGGAACAGCCAGCCGAAAAGGCGGTTGATTCGATGCATTTTTATTCATTCTCAAATGGTGAATCTGGAACGGTCGTTATTGATAGTGAAAGCGAATTCGCACATATTATAAACGGACGGTCACAGAGTGAAATATGGCCTGTTATGGATGAACTAATGTCTACGTTGAAGGTTATGAACGGACGGCTTTATAGTGGAGTTTTGCGGAAGCTGTCGCAGTAGATCGGTCTATTTGTTACAAATCTTAACATTCTCGCCAGTCGGTACATCGGCTGGCGTTTTTTATTGGTCAAAGATAGTAAAACGGATAAATTGTGTTTGGAAAAGTCTAAAATCAATTTTAAGACCGTTTTCTTGCGTTTTCTGACG